CTAGGTCCACCCCGCCGCGCTGACCCTGCGGGGCTGGATCGACCGCCGCATCTCGCGGTGCAGGATGCGCCCCGTCAGGTTCATGTTCACCCCGAGGCAGGCGTACTGCAGGCAGTCGGCCACATCCGACCACGGGTGCGACTTGTCCGGCCTGTCCTCGAGCGCCCCGTCGCGCTTCTTCTTGTAGCGGTACATCGACCCCATCGCGCGCACGAGGGTAGGGCACCCCTCGCGGCGGATGTTCACCATGGGGCCGCCCTGGATGCTGGCGCGGAGCGCCTTCTCCACGGCGAGCAGGCGCGGCTCGATGTTGTTGGTGCTGGCGGGGTAGACGAGATACCCGTGCGACTTCAGGGCGTCGAACGGGCTGTCGTCGTATACCTGGCCCTTCTCGCCGCCGGCGGGGTCTGCCACCACGAAGACGCGCTTGCCGGCGTACGGCTCGCCCTGCAGGAGCGGGGTGAGCTTCTCCTCGACCATCTGGTTGAGGCCCATGTCCTCGGTGGTGATCTCGTCGAAGATGTTGAGCTTGCCGAGGGAATCGACCTGGCAGATGAGCGCCGCCGGCGTGCGGCCGAAGTCCATCGCCACCAGGATCGGGCGATGTGGGTTCACGATCACCTTCATGTCGCGGACATGGACCTGGGCGTCGAAGCTGCGCCGGAACACCGCCTGACCGGCGTTGCTGGTGCCCCACTTGCTCTCGACGTGCACCTCCGACCATTCCTGGCCGCGGCTGCCGATCAGGTTCTCGTAGTAGTTCGGCGGCAGGTTCTCGATGTTCTCCGCCTCGGGGGAGATGCCACTGGGCTGGTGGAACAGGCGGAACCGCTTGTCGGGGTTCAGCACCATGACCTCGTGGTAGGGGCTGTCCACGTCCCAGGGGTTGGTGTCGGCGATGACGCCGAACCAGCTCGGCCCGCCCAGCAGCTTCGACGGGTACCGTCCGCAGCGGCCGACCAGCGCGTCGATGATGTCGATCGGTACCTCGCGCACCTCGTTCACCCAGCCGCCGGTGAGCTGCAGCGAGAGCAGCCGGCGCTGGTCCTCCTTGGTGTCGAGCGGGATCAGCGGCCAGTCGCTGTGCATGATGGTACCGTCGGGCAGGGGGCACCGGATCCGCACCGTGCTCTCGGTCACCGCGAAGTGGACCATGGGGCCCAGGTACTGCTGCACGTCCGCCAGCACGGTGGATTTCAACTGCTGTAGTGTATTTCGGATCAGGGCGAACCGGGTGTAGCGGACGCCATCGGTGTGGGGGCGCTGCTGGGCGGCGCGGCGTAGCAGCTCGATGATGCAGCCCATCGACTTTCCACTACCGTAGGGGCCGACGATGCAGCGGATCAGGCTGTCATCGAGCATGAACCGTTCGATGGTGGGGGTGGGCTTGTAGGTGAGGGTCATCCCTGCTCGTGCTCCCGCAGGGCGCGGGATGCGCGGTGTTGGATGAGGATGCTGCGCACGTAGTCGGGCACCATGGCCTCGGCGACGACGCCGTCATAGACGAAGCAGTTGGACCCGACCGATCCGTTCTCCCCCCATACGACGAAGACGTATCCGTGGACGGTGTGTCCCTCCATGTTGTCCATCGTCCAATTGATGTCTGCTGCGATTTCCCGTCGATGCGTCGACACGTCGGCGTGTATGATGCGAAGGTCCGCGCCGCCCTTCAGCTTCACGCGCCCGATGCGGCATCCGCTCATGGCGTGTCCTCCACGGTCGCCTCGATCGGTGGGGCAGGGGGCGCCACCGTCGCCGTGATCGTCTGGGTGGTGCCGCCGCTGAACAGGATGTTCACCGCGAAGGTGGGACCTGTCGGTCCGCTGGCGCCGGCGGCGACCTTTGGGTCGGGCTCAAGGCCGGCGATCTTCGCGACGAACTGGTGCGCTGCGACGCGCTCCTTGAAGGGGATCGTCGGATCCTTCAGCCCCTTCAGGAGGTCCGGCGCCGCCTCGATGAGCCCGACTTCGTAATACGCCTTCAGCCGTGCGGCCGCGTTGGCGTCGCTTTCCCAGTGCTGCTTCTTGGCCTGGTATTTGGCGAACACCGCTGGCCGCCGCAGCAGCTCCCGGACGCCGTCTTTGCTCAGTCCGTAGCGCGGGAGGATCTCGTCAACCGTGAAGATCTGCCGTGCCAGGTCTTCGAGCAGGGCGTCGATGTCTATGTGAGCGAACGGGTCCTGGTTCACTACGGTAGGGAGCGTCAGGAGGTCGTCTATCTCGGATGCTGTGGCTGGCATTGGCCCATGCCTCAATATGGTGTTGCGCCGACACGTCGACATCGCTAGATAAAGCACTACGGTAGTAAATGCGAGAGTGGTAGTTGTCCTTCTCCGCCACACCCCAGTCCGCAGTGGACGCAGCGCCTCCGACGCGCGGCGGGTTGCTGCGCGTGGTGTCGGGCGGGGCGCTCGATGCGTGGGAGCGCAAGAAGGAAGCCGCGATGGTGGCTGCGGCGCAGCCCGCGCCGGCGGCCGACCTCGCGCACTACGTCCGCTCCCAGTGGGAGATCATGCGCAACCACCGCAACACCGCGCAGCGGGGCGGGGTGTCGCTGAACGAAGTCCTCCTGCGCGCGCAGCGGATGTACGAGGGCCAGTACGACCCCGACAAGTTGGCGGAGATCCGCCGCTTCGGCGGGTCGGCCGTCTACTCCCGCATGGTGGCCAACAAGTGCCGCGGCGCCACCGCGCTCCTGCGCGACGTGTATCTCGGCAACGAGCGCCCCTGGGACATCCAGGCCGAGGCCGACCCCGATGTGCCGCCCGAGGTGCGCGCCAACATCATGCAGCTCGTGGCGACCGAGGTGCAGACCCTGCAGGCGACCGGCCAGCCGGTGCTGCAGGACCAGACGCAGATGCGCCTGGTCGGCCTGATGCACTCCGCCAAGCAGGCGGCCAAGCGCCGGGCCCAGCAGCAGGCCACCTCCGTCGGCGACAAGATCGAGGAGATCCTCGAGCAGGGCGACTTCTACCAGGCGCTGACCCAGTTCCTCACCGACCTGCCGCTGTTCCCCTTCGCCGTGCTCAAGGGGCCGATCGTGCGGATGGTGCCGACCCTGGTGTGGCAGAACGGCCGCCCGACCACGCGCATCAAGCCGCGCATGTTCTGGCAGCGCGTCTCGCCGTTCGACATTTACTGGTCGCCTGGCGCCAGCGCGATCGCGGATGCTGACATCATCGAGCGCAAGCGGCTGACCCGCAACGACCTCAACGACCTCATTGGCGTGCCTGGCTACGACGAGAAGGCGATCCGCGCCGCCCTCGACGACTACGCCGGCGGCCTGCGCGAGTGGATGGACGCCACCGACACCGAGCAGGCGCTGAACGAGGGCCGCGAGAGCCCCTCGATGAACCAGTCGAAGACCATCGACTGCATCGAGTTCCACGGCTCCGTGCAGGGTCGCACCCTGCTGCAGGAAGGCATCAAGCCGAAGCTGATCCCCGACCCCGATCGCGACTACCAGGTGCAGACCTGGGTGGTGGGCCGGCACACGATCAAGACCCAGCTCAACCCGTCGCCCCGCCAGCGCCACCCGTACTACCTGACGAGCTTCGAGAAGGTGCCGGGCACCGTGCACGGCCACGGGCTGCCCGACCTGATCGAGGACCTGCAGGATGTGGCCAACGCCGCGCTGCGCTCCATGGTCAACAATATGGCGATCGCCAGCGGCCCGCAGGTCACGGTGAACACCGACGTGATCTCGCCGACCGAGAACGCCGACGAGCTCTACCCGTGGAAGCGGTGGCACTACACCGGCGACCAGATGGGCAATCAGCGCGAGCCCATTACCTTCTTCCAGCCGACGAGCAACGCCCAGGAGCTGATGGGCATCTACCAGGCCGTCAGCAACATCGCAGACGAGAACAGCGCCATTCCGCGTTACATCACCGGCAGCGAGCGCACGGGCGGGGCAGGGCGCACCGCCTCTGGCCTGTCTATGCTCATGGGCAACGCCCAGAAGGTCATGCAGACGGTCGCTAGCAATGTCGACATCGACGTGATGGAGCCGCTGCTCGAGAACCTCTACGACCTCATCATGCTGACGGACCAGTCCGGCCTTCTGTCGGGCCAGGAGCAGATCCGTGTCCGCGGCGTGAACGTCGCTGTGCAGCAGGAGACGGAGCGCCAGAAGCAGCTTCAGTTCCTGCAGATCACCAGCAATCCGATCGACGCGCCGATTGTCGGCAAGGTGGGCCGCGCCCGGGTGCTGCGCGCCATCGCCCAGGGCCTCGGCCTGCCCGACGACGTGGTCCCCGACGACGCCACCCTGCAGGCTGCAGCCGAATCCGAGGCGCGGCAGCAGGCGGCGCAGAGCGCGCTCGCAGGTGCGCTCGGTGTGCCCCCTCCCGATGGCTCCTCCCCGCCGGGAGGGGGTGCATCTCCCGCTGCGGCGGCTGCCGGCAACCAGGCGCCGTCGCCGACCCCGGCGCGGCTGTCCGACCACGCTCCTCCCAACAACCAGTTCCAGCAGGGGATGCCCCAGTGAAGACCGGCAAGAGCAAACTCATCTCGACCAAGTCGCTGGCGCCCGTGCGCGGCGGTTCCGCCGACCGTAATGGCGCGTGCGGCCCGACCGGCAGCAACCGCCTGTACCCGAAGGGCAGCACGCCCAGCCAGGGCAACTGGAACCCGCAGAAGGCGCCCGCCTCGAAGTATTTCGTGGGCGGCGTCAGCGGCGGCCCGGCCAAGGGTGGCTGCTGAGCCATGAGCATCAACATCGGGCAGGCCGCCACCGATGCTGTGCTGGCTCTCCGTGGGAACGAGCACTTCATGACCGTGCTGACCAACCTCCACCGTGTCGCGTCCGCCAAGCTCAACGAGGCGCTGCTCAGCGCCCCGGACCAGCGCGTTGACGCCACGGCATATGCCCGTGGCATCAGCGATGTCTGGATCGCGCTCGAGGTGGCCTACACCGGCCAGCATGTCTCGCAGGTGCAGCGCCCGCGTCTCCCGCGCCCCAAGGCACCCCCGGCGGCCCCCACTGAGGAGCCCCAGGCATGAGCGACGCAGCCCTCGCCGAACGCTACACACCCCCCATCCCGGCCGCCGTGCGCCGCGCGGCCGCGCATGCCGAGACGCTCGTGCGCCAAGCCAACGGCGAAGAAACAAACACTACTGTCGTGGCTGAACCGCCCGCGCCCGCCGAGCCCGCGTCGCCCGCCGCCCCTACCGTAGTGGAGCCGGTGCAGCAGGAGCTGCCGCTGCCGGAGTCGCCCGCGCCGCCTGCGCCGGCGACCGACGAGGCGGCCTGGGAGCAGCGGTATCGCACGCTCGAGGGCAAGTACAAGGCCGAGACCGGTCAGCTCCGTACCGACCTGCGCGCCGCGCAGGAGGATGCGGCGAACCTTCGCATGCTGCTCTCCTCGGTGCAGGCCGCCCCCGCGCCAGCGCCCACCGGCGACCCCGTCGTGGTGCCGCCCGAGGATTCCGAGGCATACGGCAGCGACCTCATCACCGCCGCGCAGCGTTGGGCCATGGCCGCCGTGGCGCCCGAGCTGCAGGCCCTGCGCGCCGAGCTCGCGCGGCTGAACAACACATCCCAGGCCGCCACCGCCAAGGTCGCCCAGACCTCGGTGGAGGCCGCCCTGGACGGCGCCATCCCGAACTGGCGCGAAGTCGACCACGACCCGGCGTTCCACGCCTGGCTCGATAGTGTCGATCCCCTCTCCGGCATGATCCGCAAGGGCATGCTGCAGACCGCCTACAAACAGGGCGAGGCGTCCCGCGTTCTCGCCGTCTTCCGCGCGTTTCTGGCAGAGCACACCGCTGTCACCCAGCCGCAAGGACACACCCCGACCACACCGCCGGCCTCGCCGGCGGCGGAAGTGGTGCCCTTGGAGGAACTGGCTGCACCTGGCCGCCCGCGGCCCGGCGCACCGGCGCCCCAGAGCGAGTCTCGCATCTTCACCCACTCCCAGATCGCCGCGTTCTACCGCGATGTGACGGCAGGAAGGTACCGGGGACGGGAGCCTGAACAGCAGGCCACCGAAGCCGAGATCCTGCGCGCTGCGCGGGAGGGGCGCGTGCGCTGATGCACTCGTAAAGGACCCCTCCTATGGCCTACCCCACCTCCTCCCATCCGTTTGGTGGCGACGCCACCACGCCGACGACCGCCTATTCGGGGACGTTCATCCCCGAGATCTGGTCCGGCAAGCTGATCGAGAAGTTCTACGCCACGACCGTGCTGTCGGCGATCAGCAACACGGACTACGAGGGCGAGATCAAGAACCAGGGCGACAAGGTGAAGATCCGCACCCGCCCGACGATCACGATCCGCGACTACGACGCCGACCAGCCGCTGCGTGTGGAGCGCCCGTCCTCGAACATCGTCGAGCTGACGATCGACAAGGGCAAGTACTTCAACACCGTCGAGGACGACGTGATGGCGGTGCAGAGCGACATCGGCATGATGAACCTCTGGTCCGACGACGCCGCCCAGCAGATGAAGATCACCATCGACACCGAGGTGTTGGCGGCGATCTACAGCGACATCTCCGCCTACAACAGGGGCACGACCGCTGGCCGCATCTCTGGCAACATCAACCTCGGCACGACCGGCACGCCGATCTCGCTCAACTCGAGCAACGCGATCGACAAGCTGATCGACCTGGGCCAGGCGCTGGACGAGCTGAACATCCCCGAGACGGGGCGCTGGGTGGTGATCCCCGCCTGGTACGCCACCCGCCTGAAGAAGTCCGACCTGAAGGACGCCAGCATCACCGGCGACGGCACCTCGGTGCTGCGCAACGGCCGGCTGGGGATGATCGACCGGTTTACACTATACTCGTCGAATCTCCTCCCGCAGGTGACCGACGGGTCCGACACCGTGACCCGGATCTACGCCGGCCACAGCCACGGCCTGACCTTCGCCGCGCAGATGACCAAGATGGAGACCCTGCGCAGCGAGCAGACCTTCGGCACGCTGATGCGTGGCCTGCAGATCTACGGCTACAAGGTGCTGGACGGTACGGCGCTGGCCCAGCTCTACGCGAAGCCGGCCTAACCAGGAGACGGGGCTGCCTTCGGGCAGCCCCAACCCCATGGCGAGCAACCGCACCATCGGTGACCTCCTGTCGGAAGCGCGCACGCTGCTGAACGACAAGGTGAGCACCAACCCCGCCTACCGCTACAGCAACGACGAGCTGTTGGAGGCGTTCAACGGCGCCATGACCGAGGCGCGCGCCAAGCGCCCGGACCTGTTTCTCGGCACGCTCGGCCTGCGCGCCGCGTTGCCGCTCTACACCGCGGACGACCTCGAGGAGGGATTCCCACTACCGGAGTGGGTCTACCCGACGGTGCTCAACTACGTCGTCGGCCGCACCTCGCTGCGCGACGACACCTACGCCAATGACAGCCGGGCGGTCGTGATGATGAACCGCTTCGTCAATCAGCTTCTCGGGGTGAACTCGTGAGCGACGCCGCAACCCAGAAGGCGGATGGTGGGCTCGACCGCATCTACGACGCCATCGAGGCCGTGGTGCCCGGGGTGAACCACGCTGTCGTGCAGATGGTCGTCTGGGACACGCTCGACGAGTTCTGCACCAAGAGCACGTTCTGGCGGGCGACCGTGCAGTGGACCCTGCAGCCCAGCGTCCAGGCGGTGAACCTCAACCCGGTGTCTGGCAACGCGCTGGTGCGCCATGTCCTGGCGCTGCGCGGCCTGACGCGCTGGCGGGTCGAGCCGCCCGCCACCATCGTCGACCTCATCCCGTGCGAGGAGGCCCGTTCCGGCCAGGCGCGCGTGGCGCTGCGCCCGTCGCGCCTCTCCGCAAACCTTCCCGGCTCCCTGGTCGACGACTGGCAGCAGGCGATCCGCGACGGCGCCCTGGCGGCGCTCTACGGCCAGCCGGCCAAGTCCTACAGCTCCGGCGCGCTGGCGCAGTATCACCGCCGGCAGTTCCTGGCGGCGATCCGCGAGGCCCGCAGCCAGGCCATGCGCTACAACAGCGGCGAGCAGACGAGCGGCTGGGTCTTCCCCGGCCCCTGGCTGGGGCGCTGACCATGAGCACCCTGTTCGAGCCCGGCGTTGCCGTCATGGGGTCCGTCGATGTGGCCGGCTCGGCCCTCGGCGACGATGAGCTGTTCGATGGGCTCTCCGACACCTTCCTTGTCGCGTCCGACCCGGCCACGTTTCCGGTTGCTCCGGACCTGGCCACCTTCGTCGTGGCGCGCGACGAGTTCACTACGGTAGTGGCTTCGGGGGTGCGCGCATGATCATCGGGCGTGTCGCCAAGCATCCCGCCGAGGTCCGCCGCTGGATCGCCGATTTTGGCGAATGGCTGGACGATGGCGAGGTCATCGAGAGCATCGACGACCTGGACGTGGAGCTGCTGCCGGCGACCTGGACAGGACCGTGGCCGGCCGCGCCGGAGCCGCAGCAGGTCGCCACGCTGCCGGACGACCCCACGCCGCTGGCGACCCTGTCGTCCGAGGTGTCGACCGAGGGGCGCTACGTGACGGTCTTCTATGAGGCCGGCACCGACGGCAACCGCTACATCGTCAGCTACACCGCCACCGGTTCTTCCGGGCGCACCAAGGTCGTTGCCATCGAGGTGCAGGCCACTGAGTCGTCGGTGGAGCTGCTGGCATGACCGCGGTATTTGCCAACTTTGCCTCGTCCACGTTGGCGTCGAGCATCACCGCCGGCGCCACGTCGCTGACCGTGCGCAGCGGCACCGGCTCGCTGTTCCCGGCGCCGACCGGGCTCGAGTTCTTCTACGCGGTGCTCGAGAACCGCACGTCGAGCGGCACGACGCGAGAGATCGTCAAGGTGACGGCGCGCACGTCGAACACCATGACCATCGTGCGGGCCCAGGAGGGTACCGCCGCGGCGGCGTTCCCGCGCGGCACCACGGTGGCGCTGCGCATCACCGCCGCCGGCCTTGAGTCCCTGCGCAACAGCACGCTGAACGACTGGGACGTGCCCGGCGACCTGACGGTGGGCGGCGACGCCACCATCACCGGCAACGTCGTGATGAACGGCACCATGGCGGTGGAGGACAGCGTCATCATCGGCGCGTCCGTGCAGGTGGCGGGCCAGGCATCCGTTGGCTCCCTGTTCACCATCGGCAACGCCACCGTCTCGGGCAACCTGCTGCTCAACGGCGTGCTGGCGTCGGATGGTGGTCTGGTGGTCGACGGCGACGTGGCGATCACCGATGGCGGGCTATCCGTCGGCGACAACGTTTCGGTCGCCGGCAATGCCACCGTGAGCGGCACGCTCGAAGCCGGCGACATCGCCATCGACGGGCTGGCCATCGTCGATGTGGCCGACATCAGCGGCACTGAGGAGAGCCAGCCCTTCCCGTCGGGCAAGATCTTCAAGATGGGCAACGCGACCACAGCGGGATCGGCCGGGGCGGTGTCTTACCCGGATGGGACCGTGACGGTGACCTTCGCCGCGCCGTTCCCGACCGAGTGCACCGGCGTCCTGTTGACCGTGAAGGGCTCCACCCCAAGCGGGGGCACGGTCGGCCGCATCATCCTCGAGGCCAGCGCCTTCAGCGCATCGGGCTTCAATATTGCAAGTTTTCGCGTCAGCGACGGCTCCTTCTACGGCGCGGTGCATGTCGGCTGGTTTGCGTGGGGCAAATAGGAGTCTAGTAGATGGCAGCCTTCAACAAGTTCAACTCCTTCGTCGAGGCGGTGGCCGAGAAGGTGCACAACCTCGGGTCCGACACCCTGACCTGGGCGCTGACCAACACCGCGCCGAGCGCCTCCAATACCGTGCTCGCGAACATCACCCAGATTACCTACACCAATCTGTCGGCGCGGGTTCCGACCATCACCAGCTCGTCCCAGACCGGCGGCACCTACAAGCTGGTTCTGGCTGACCTGACGCTGACGGCGTCCGGCGGTTCGGTCGGGCCATTCCGCTATGCGGTGCTCTACAACGACACCGCCACCAACGACGAGCTGATCGGATACTACGACTATGGTAGTTCCATCACACTGGCCGATGGCGAGACCTTCACCATCGACGCCGACGGCACCGCCGGCGTGCTGCAGCTCGCATGATACACCCTGTCTCGGAGCTGACAATGGCCGACACGATGGCTGCCGCGCTGGCGGCCCTTCCGCCCGACATGACCGACACCGAGGCGGCCGAGGCCCTCAACGCACTGACGGTCGCGGTGCCGCGCGCCATCCCCGCCCGCGAGATCAAGAAGCTCTGGGGCCGCTGGGGTGTTCTGGGATTGGCTTGGGTCAAGGCGCAGAACCTAGCCCTGCCAGATGAGGTGCGCGCCCTCTGCCGCGCCACCTACGACAACCTGATGGGTGACCTGTTCGCGGATATGGACCCTGCGGACGCAACGGCCATCGAGGACATCACCCGGTACCTCAATGGGCTGCAGGCGGCTGGCGCACTGACGCAGGAACAGCGCGAGGCCACGCTGGCGCTGAGCACGGTGCAGAAGCCGGCCCGCGAGGCGTGGGGCTTCGACGGCCCGGTGTCCTACACGGACGTTGAGATCGCGAGGAAGGCGCCATGACCAACTTCCTGTGGGGCGCCGCCGGCAGCGTCTACAATCTGCTGACCACGGAACTGAACAGCTTGGCCAGCGGTAGCGGAAGCGCGCTCGGCCCGGCGATCGACAACAGCACAAACAAGTACCAGACCGGGCGGCTGGAACTGGTGATCGCCAGCAACTCGCTCGCTTTCACCGCGGCGTCGTTCGTGAAGGTGTTCTTCCTGACGCGCCTGTCGGATGGCACCAATTACCCGACGTACACCAGCGGTGCGTCCTACAAGCTGGCGGAAACCCAATATCTCGCTGCCATCATCAACGTGAACCCGGCGACGCAGTCGGCCAACGTGGTGTATGAGACGTACGACAACGCGAGGATACCGCAGGGCTTCTTCAAGACCGTGCTGGTCTCGTCGCTGGGCGTTACGCTGCCGTCCTCCGGCAACACGCTCAACCTCCTGCCCACCCCGAACGCCTACTAGGCCATGCCGGCCCCCGCTGGCATTCTGAGGCCAAGCGCCGACGCCATCGCGCAGCGGCTTTCGTTCGCTCAGGCGTTCCAGAACGGTACGGCCCCGTGGTTGCTGCGCGGGGCTGTGCCTGGGGCATATGCCGGCGGCGCAACGCGCGGAGTGGTGCGGGGCGGTGTCGGCATGGTCGGCACCAACGGTTATTTGGTCGCCACAAGCGGAACATCCACCTATTCGCTGGCGACGGCGCAAGGCACGGTCATCATCCTCGCCAATTCCGCCACGGCATCTGGCGGCAATGTGCGACGCTACCTTTTTGCGACCGGCAACGCGGCAGCATTCCCGGCACAACCGTTCTTCGGCGTAACCGATTTTGACAATCAGGTCTATGCGGGTTGGGCAAACGCCGGCACGGATGGGCGCGTCCTCGCCACCAGCACAGGGGGCGCCCTGTGGGTTGCCGGGGCAACCATCAGCATTGCCCTCACCTACGGGGCTTCTGGCCAAACGCTCTACATTGATGGCGTCTCCAAGGGAACAAATGCCTTTTCGACTTACGGTTCCACTGCATCGGGAATTTTCTCGATTGGAGAACTGGATGGGTTTTCGCTTCAGTGGAACAAAAGCGCTGGCGACGGCCTGATTTACGTCCTGGCGTTTGACCGGCAATTGTCGGCGTCTGAAATTGCTGTTGCGGCGCTTAATCCGTGGTGGTGGGTGGAGACAGCGGTTTTGCGGGTTGGTCCCACCGCCACCGCGTACACAATGCCATTGAGCGCAGGAATTTTCACTGTAACCGGGCAGGACGTGCGCCTGCTCTACGGCCGCCGCCTCCCACTGGCCAATGGCAGCTTCACGCTGTCGGGGCAGGACATTGCGCTGAAGTTCGGCCGCCGCCTTGCCCTGTCGCACGGCTCGTTCACTCTTACCGGCCAGAACGTGACCCTGCGGCGCGAATACTCCCTGCCGATCAGCGCCGGCACCTTCTCGCTGTCGGGCCAGGCCGTCACCTTCCTGCGGGGGATCCGGCTGCCGCTCGGTACCGGCACTTTTACCCTGTCTGGCCAGGATGTGGGGTTGCGCGCCGGGCGCCGGCTACCGCTTTCTCCTGGCAGCTTCTCGCTCACCGGCCAGGCCGTCACGTTACGGCGCGGGTACTCGATGCCGATCTCGGCCGGTACTTTCGCCCTGACCGGCCAGGACCTCGCGCTGCGCGCGGGCCGTCGCCTGTCGCTGTCGGCGGGGAGCTTCACGCTCACCGGCCAGCCCGTGACCTTCAGCTACTCGGGGTCCGGCGTCGTGAACAAGGTCGTTCTCGTGTGGAACGGCATCAGGATCTGAAGGAGACCATCATGGCGAAGATGCCCCCGATGAAGCCCGCCCCCGGCATGGACATGAAGGGTATGATGCCGCCCGGCAAGCCTGGCCCCAAGCCGGTCCCCGGCGCCGCCATGGCGGCCAAGGGCAAGCGCCGCGCCACCAAGCCTGTCGGCGCCAAGGCGTCCGCCAAGCTTCCGCCCTTCATGCGCTGATCGCCCATGCGCGTGGTCGTAGAGGGCGTCGGCGGCGCCCACCCGCGGATCGACACTCGGCTGCTGCCCCCCATGGCGGCGGCCGAGGCGATCAACTGCGACCTGCTGCGCGGCACGATCGCACCCATCACCGTGCCGGAGCTGGTGCATACCTTCGGCAGTTCGACGCTGCGGGCGTTCCGGCTCTCCGGCCCCGAGACCGGCGACCCCGACGCTTGGCTGTCGCTGCCGTCTCCCTATAGTAGTGTCGTCCGCTCGCCGCTGGCGAACGACACGCTGCGCCGCGTCTACTGGACCAATCCGGGCGCGGGCGCGTTCTGGAACACCTACGCGCGGATTGTGGCTGGCAGCCCACCCTTCAACCTCGGCACCGCCGTGCCTGGTGCTGGGTTCACGCCCGAGGTGTCGGTGACCGGCGGCACGCCGTCTACCAGCGTGCCCTACGTCTCGCGCTCCTACCTCGTCACCTTCGTCGACGCCTACGGGCAGGAGACCGCGCCGTGCCCGCCGAGCGACGTGGTGACCGGCGCGGCCGACGGCACCTGGACCATCGTGATCGACGGCGCCGTACCCACCACCCCGGTTGGCAAGAGCTACCCGACCCTGACCAAGTGCCGGCTCTACCGGACGGTGACGGGGCAGGGGACCGGTGCGGCCTTCTATCTGGTGACCGAGTTCACTATGCCCAACCCTGTCCCGGCGTCGACGACGGGATACGTCGACACGTCGACGGATACGCTGGTGGTGCTGAACAACCAGCTTCAGAGCACCGACTGGGCCGCGCCGCCGGATGAGCTTGACGGGCTCGTGGCCATGCCCGGCGGCTTCCTCGTCGGGTTCAGCGGCAACACCGTCCATTTCTCGGTACCCAACCGCCCCCACGCCTGGCCCGCCGGCTATGACCAGTCGGTCCTGCACGACATCGTCGGTCTAGGCGTGGTGCAGCAGTCCCTCGTCGTCATCACCACCGGCTACCCCAGCGTCGGCACCGGCACCTCGCCCGACCAGTTCACGCTGACCGCCATCCAGACAATCCAGCCCTGCTTGTCGCGCGGCTCCATCATCGTCGACCTCGAGGGTGTCGGCTACGCCAGCCACAACGGCTTCCTGCGCGCCGGCCCGAGCGGTCTACAGAACATGACCAGCAGCCTGCTGACGCCGCACCAATGGACGGCCGACTACTTCCCGACCGAGATGCTGGCCTGCCGCCACGACAGCCAGCTCCTCGCCTTCCATGGCAGCGGCGTCGGCTACATGGTCGACTACGCCGAGGCCCGCCTCGGCATCACCCAGCTCACCATGGAGCCCGGGCTCACCTCGATCTGGAACGACAGCGAGAACGGGGCAACCTACTTCTGCCACGGCAACAAGGTCTACCGCTGGGCGCCGCCGATCGGCGACCCAATGGTCAGCCTGTGGCGCAGCAAGGAGTTCCACCTGGCGGCGCCGACCAATATAGGCGCGGTGCAGGTCCTGGTTGACGCCTCCATCCTGACCGTCGAGGTGCCGGACGAGCCCCCGCTCGAGCCCACGTCGCCGGTGCTGCCCGACGGCATACACTGCGCGTTTGCGCTCTACGCCGACGGCGCCCTCGTCTCCACCAGCTACATCACCGCGGTGAACACCTTCCTGCGCCCGCCCAGCGGCTTCCTGGCGCAACGATGGCAGTTCTCCATCCTCACCCGCGTGCCCATGGTGCAGGTGCGGATGGCCTCGACCATGCGAGAGCTCAATGGCGAGTAATCCTCGGCGAAACCCGAACGTCCCGGCGATCCCGGTGCCGACGCCAGGTGCCGGGGTGTTCCCGACCGTGCGGGCGCTCAAGGAGGGGCTCGAGAGCTTGTCGGGCCAGCGCGGCGTGCTGCTCGACCGGGCGGTGACGTTCCGCGACATGGTGCGGATGGGGGTCATCACCGAGGAGGCGGCCGCCAGCCCCACCGGCAGCACTACCGTAGTGACCACGATCGAGGCGCCCCGCAACTACGTCACCCCGGAGGACTATGGCGCCATCGGCGACGGCACCAGTCGCCCGGCTGGCACGCACCTGGGCCTGGGCACCCTGGCGGAGTTGCAAGCCTACAACGGCGGCGTGTTCGACTTTGCCGACAGCCTCGACAACGAGATGGACTGGCTGGCGGTGCAGGCGGCACTCTACCGCGGCGGCCTGGTGATGGGGCGGCCTGGTGCGAGCTACGTCCTGAACAAGATGGTGATAAACCCGAACGGATATACGCAGGTCGACTGGTGCTTCAGCAAGCTGATCTTCTCCGACCAGGTAGAGATCCCCGATGACGGTTCGGATGTGCTGGTGAACGGCAACCTCGAGGCCGGAATAACCGGCTGGGAGAATACCGCGCTCGACAACTCGAAGGATCTGGTCTTTACCGGCGGCAAGGCGGTCTTCACAGACCCCCCGCTGGCCGACGTGCTGACCGGCGCGGATTACACATTTGGCGCTATCGGTCAACAAGTGACAATCCCCGCCGGCCGCTGGACCTGCAAGATGCGGGTCAAGCTAGAGGATGGGGCGACCCACGGTTACTTCGGCCCGCCCTACGCGATCATGCGTTTCACCCCGTACGGCATCGGCTTTGGTGCCTACGAATGGCCGAATCCGCTCAACACAGGAGCGACCGCTGGCCCGGAGTTCGACGGGTGGCTCAGTGTCGACATCGAGCTAGAGAACGAAGAAACCACCTGGTTTATGATACAGGGGGGCAACTGCAATTGGGAGGTCCAGGAAGCCCGCATCTCTCCCTGGCTCCCCAACTTCGCCGTATGGATGAACGGCGACTTCAGTTTCCCCGACAAGCCGGCCTTCGACAGTTCAGTGTGGAAGAACGTCGAGATCTATGGCCCCGCAACCGCCTGGCAGGATACCTACGAAGGCGCGGTGATCGACGGCATCCTGCACAAGAGCTTCCAAGACGACGGGCGATGCAATCTCGAGAACGTGCACATCCGCCGTTTCCGCCGTGGCGAGGTCACCGGCAGCAACGCCTACCTGATGCATCGCCGGGGCGTCACGATCGGGTATTGCGCGGAGTGCGTGTTTTTCCAGGATGGGTCGACCAATGCGGGTGAGAACTTACGTTACGCCGACTGCGTCCTGTTCAACTCAGGGCTCGCCGTCAACGCCGAGGGCGGCGGGGAATGGAACTTCGTCAACTCCTCGATCGACTATTGCCGCCGCCTAATATCGGCCCGCAAGGGCGCGCTGCTGAATTTCGTCGGGCACCACTGGGAGATGCACCCCGCAGAGACGCGCATTTACCTTAGCGCCGTCAGCACCGAGTTTGAGGGTGACGGCGTTCTAACCGGCGGCACCAGCGGAGCGACGGCGACGATCCTCGACTACCGGGCGGGGGGTGATGCGCACCTGGTCATCCGAGTGCTCGATGGGACATTCCAGGCTGGCGAGACACTCACCGGTAGCGAGGGCGGCACTGGCACCGCCGCCGGTGCAGTACAGTACGCCGACTACCTGTTCGACTTGCGTGGAGGTTCGATCCTGTCGATGCCGAGCGGCGAGTTCCTCAAGTCAGGTTTCGAGGACCGCGGCGCGCTGTATGACGCCTACCTCGACACCAACATGGACCAGATCGTTTTCGGTAGGGTGTGGGGGTACAACTGGGGCACAGCCACGGGCGACTGGGCCACCGGCAGCGGCCGGATCATGTTCGACCGGCACCTAGGGCCTGGCAATTCTCTGATGCCGGACATGTTCCTACGGAACGGCCAGATGGATGCCTTTGGCAACCAGGGTGGTATCCGCGGCGCCGATACCTGGGAAGACCAAGAAGTCTCGTCGGATGCGCCCGGCGGCATCGGCATCGACTTCGCCGCACGGTCCGCCGAAGCCAGCGGCGCTGCGACCAACCGCGGGCTCATCCCATGGGAGCAGCTTGTATCCGGCGTAACCGACGTGTATCGCACTACAGGGAAAGGTGCGATCAAACTAGAATACAACGCCGTCTATTCCGGCAGTGTCGAGCTGCAGATATTCATCCCCGTGACTTCTGGGAAGGTGGTTCTCTCCGAGTTCTATTATTCCAAGCCGGATGTGAAGCCCACGATCACGCACGGACCGTTCAGTATAGGCGCGCCTGAAATCAGCGACACGATCCGTGTCAATACCACTGCGACGCAGTCCGTCGTCACCATCGAAGACACGCACATCGAGAACGAGGCGTTGATTCCGTTCCCCGGGCCGCAGGTCCGTTGGCTGGTGACGATTTCTGGGGTCACCGGCGACCCGGGTGGTATCCCCAACGCGGTGTGGAACGGGACCCACACGATCGTCGAGCGGCTGCTAGCGGACAACCGCTACACGATCGACCTTGGGGCAGGGAACGAGGCCACTACCACCGTCTCCAACGCAGGCGGGGGTTCGGTCCAGACGGAGTATGAGCAGACCAACGTGAATATCTACATCCGGCAATACTGGGTGCAGTCGATCGGGCGCGACAACGTTGGCCGCCACTGGATCGGGGGGCGACAGTACGCCGGCGAGCGGCAAATCCAGCTCGACTTTGCTGCCCAGGATTGGACCCGCTGGAAGATTGGCACCTGGTACACCGATGCGGGCATCCAGATCGAGCCTGACGACCCGCGGATGGCTAACGGCCGTGCCCCGGAATGGGCGACCCACTACGCCATTATCCTCAACTGGCAGAATATCCGCCTGATGGACACGGCCGACCCGCCGCCGCTGTACCTCACCGACTTCTACGCCAACGTGCTTTGAGATGGAACTACGACTGTGGTAGTTGTAAAGCACATCAGGATCAACGAGCCGGGCGTAGGTGCCTGGATCATGGGTCAGGCGAGTGGGGTGTTCACCGAGGAGACTGACGTGTCGATCGCCAACTACCGCGGGGACGAGCTGCTCGGCGGGTTCGCGCTGACCGCCTATATGGACTCCTCGATGTGCGTGCACATGGCCGGCAAGGACCCGTCGTGGTGCTCGCGCGACCTGCTGTGGATGCTGTTCGACTACGCCTTCAACCAGCTCGGCCTCTACAAGCTGTTCGCCCTAGTGCGCTCGACCAACTACGAGGCGCTGGCGCAGGACCTGCGCGCCGGCTTCCGCATGGACACCGTGCTCGAGGACGCCCTACCGGACGGCCATATCTTCGTGCTGTCGATGAAGCGCGAGCACTGCCCGTGGCTCAAGCTCACGCCCCGCCACTACCGTAGTAACCTGGCGATGGAGGCGGCCTGATGGGCGGCAAATCCAAGGCGCCGCCGGCGCCAGATTACAGCTCGATCGCCAACGCCTCCGTCGAGTCCGCCCGCATGGCGCAGGAGACGGCACGCGAGCAGCTCGCCTGGGCGCGGGAGGAGTCGGCGGCGATCAACCCCTACGTCCGCAACTACCTCGACGCGATGACGCGCAACGCGGACGACCAGACCGCCAATGCGCGCACCGACCGCGCCCGCTACGAGTCCACCTACCAGCCGCTGGAAGATCGGTTCGTGGCGCAGGCGCGCGACTGGAACTCGGCCACCCGGTCCGAGCAGCGCGCGGGCTCGGCCATGGCCGATGTGCGCCAGGCGTTCGAGGTGCGGCGCCAGAGCGCGCTCTCCCAGCTCGAGAGCTACGGCATCGACCCCAGCCAGACCAGGTTCCAGGCGCTCGATCTCGGCACCCGTGTGCAGGAGGCCGCGGCGTTGGCCGCCGCCGGCACCCAGTCGCGCCTGCAGAGCGAGGCGACCGGGCTGGCGCTGCAGGGCGAGGCCATCAACATCGGCAAGGGATATCCCGGCCAGGTGGCGCAGAGCTATGCCGGCGCGGTGCAGGCGGGCAACTCCGCGATCGGGCAGGCGAACAACAACATGGTGGCGAGCACCAGCGCCATGGGGTCGCCGACGCAGTGGATGAGCGCCGGCACTAACGCCCTGAACACCGGCACCAACGCCCTTAACACCGGCTTCCAGAACAACATGACGCGCACGCAGTACAACAACAATCTGCAGGCCGGCACCTGGAACGCCATCGGGTCGCTCGTCGGCGGCGGCATCTCCGCGATGCGCGGGTTCTAGGAGAGCGCCATGATCCTCATGCGCGACAGCTTCGTCGACGGCCTGTTCGGCGGGATGGAGCGGGCCAACCGCATCCGTCACCAGTGGAACGAGCTCGACGACAAGCGCGCCCAGGTCGACGCCGCGGAGATGGCGCGCGAGCAGATGGGTCGCGAGGACCAGCAGCCGACCTATCAGCCGGTGGACCAGCGCGTCGATGTCGGGCCGCAGCAGCCGCGCGGTGCCGTCCGCACGCAGCCGGTGGACCTGACGCCGCCGGCCGGTCCGCCCGGGCAGCCCGAGCGTCGCGGCGACGTTCCCGACTATGCGCCGCGCCCGTCGGCCCTGGCGGGTTTGCCGCAGGATCAGCCGCCGCCTGGTTCTGTCGTGCCGCGCCGCCCGGATGTTGCCCAGGGGCGACCGGTGACGGAGCCGTGGGACCTCCCACCTCGCCCGGCCATGCCGTCTGCGCTTGCCGCCACGCCGACCAACCCGGCCGCCGGCGGCCCTCCTCCGGGCCCGGCCGATGGCTACGACTATGGCGGCGACGTGCCCGGCCAGACCCCAGGCCGCCGGCCGTGGTGGGACTGGGCCGGCCGTGCGCAGGATCGCTACTCGCCGTCCTATGCGCGCGAGCCCGCCGCCCCCGAGGCGCCGCCGGCGCGTCCCGCGCCTGGTGACCTGTCCTCCTGGTCGGCGCGTGCCCGCGCCAACTACCCGCCCCAGGGCGCCCCGGCTGGCCCGCCGCCGGCGGCCCGTGCGCTCGCGCCCAACGAGCAGCCGACCGGAGCTCCCGATCTCTCCTCCTGGTCCGAGCGGGCGCGTACCCGCTACCCGTCGGGTATGGGCGCACCTCCGCCCGCGCAGCCGGAGCCCGGTCAGCAGGGCGCCGACGCCGCCCCTACCGTAGGGAGCCGCGTGCTGAGCGTGCTGAGTCGCCTCAACCCGATCGGCTCCGCCCAGGCGGCAACACCCGCGCGTGGCCTCGTCGGTGCGCCGCAGCCGCAGGAAGCACCCCAACCTACCCCGACCCAGGCCGCGCAGCCGCAGGCCGCCGTGGTGTCGCAGGCGCCGCCGGTGGCGCCCGGCCAGGCCGGCCCGACCGCGGTGTCCGGCCCGCCGTCCGCCTATGTGCGCGTCCCGTTCAACGACCAGCCCTACGCCTTCCTGTCGCGCCAGGCGCCGCAGGATCGCACGATGGTCGACCGCATCGCGCAGGAGGAGGGCGTCAACCCCGCGCGCCTGGCGCTGCACTGGTGGCTCGAGAGCGGCCTACGTCACCAGGCGCCGGACGGTGCCGCCGGCGAGCGCGGCCCACTGCAGATGCTGCCGGGAACCCAGCGCATGGTTGACCCGTCTGGCAAGCTCGACCCCACCAAGGTCGAGGACGCCCTGCGCCTGGCCGCCCGCTACATCTACCGCAACGACGCCATCTTCGGTGCCGACACGGCCAGCTCCATCGTCGCCTACCAGGGCGGCCCCGGCACTGCGATGCGCTTCAGCCAGGACCCGCAGGCGGCGATCCGCAGCAACCCGAACGGGGCGGCGTATCTCTCCCGCGCCTTCCCCGGCAACCAGCAGTGGTCGCGCGAGCACTTCCCGCCGGCGATCGACGTGGATCCTGACATGCTCACCCGTGTTGCCGCGCAGGGTGGGCCGCAGGAGTTCGTGCAGCTCATCGCCCGCTCCTCGCCCGGGCGCAGCATCGACGACGGCTGGCGCGCGGCCGAGACCGCCATGGTCTACGCCGCACTCCGCCGCGGCGATTACCAGGGCGCCCAGCAGGCGCGCGAGATGGTGCTGCAGATGAGCCAGCAGGGCGCGACCCAGTCGCTGCAGCAGGCGTATCAGATGCTCGCCACTGGCAACGCCCAGGGTGCGGCCACCGCGCTGGCCCGCGCGCACGCCTTCGTGCCGGACGGCCAGGCCGGTCAGTTCGGCGTCGACAAGGCGGGCAATCTCTGGGGCCGGATGGTCGACGATCGCGACCCTAACAAGCCGATGGGCGACTTCTTCCGCGTCACGCCCCAGGACATCCAGCGGCTGATGGTCCAGACGCGCGACCCCAACAAGTATGTCGAGCTGATCCAGAAGCAGCAGGACTACGCGGCGAAGATCCGGCTCAGCGACGCGCACGCCAAGTACTATGAGGGGGCCGATGACCGGCAGGCGATGGTCACCGGTGCCCGCCAGGCCGTGGCCGAGGAGCGGCAGCGCGGCGCGCTCGAGGTCGCCCGCCTCAATGCCGACAGCCGCGAGCAGATCGCGCAGCTCCGCCAGCAGGCCGATGGCAAGCGCGACGCGCACATCGCTGATGTGATGAAGGAGGTCGGCGTCGGCGATGCCGGCATCTATGCCTCCGAGCGCGATCCCATGCGGCGCGCGGCGCTCGAGACCGTCCACGCCGACCTGCGGGTGCACAACCCACGCATCGCGCCGGGTGCGGCCAAGGCGTATGCTGAGGGCGTCCTGAATGGGAAGATCCACCTGGTCCCCGGCCAGAACGGCACCTACGGCCTCGTCGACAGCGCCAGCGGCACAACCGTCGGGGTGCTCAGCCCGCAGGCCGCGCAGCGCATCCTCCCCTCGCTGCGCCAGGCAAACCCGACAGCGCCGCCGCCCCGCCCCGGCACGCCCTATCCGCCCGCTCTGCCCCGCGCACTGACGGAGTAGTCGATGGCCGACGACCTCTACGCGCCGCCCGGCACCGAGCAGTTTGACTGGCCGCCGCGCCAGGGCAGCGCCCTCGGCGTCCCGCCGCGCACCTCCGGCATCGAGAGCGCGCTGGGGCGCCGGCAGGCGCAGCGCGACCTCTACGACCCGACGCAGTTCCAGCCGGCCGACGGCGGCCAGGCACTCACCGGCACGCCGGTGCACCAGCCGGGCATGCTGGGCGACTTCGGGCGCCAGGTGCTGGCCAGCACCATGCAGATGGGCGAGGGGTTGCTGGGCGCGGTCAGCGCGGCCAACGTGGCGCTTGGCGGCGACCCCGAGATGCGCGCCATCGTCGACAAGGGCCGGCATACGGTCGCCGACGCCACGCGCTCCGTCATCGAGAGCATGTCCCCCGAGGCCCAGGCGGCGATGCAGGCGAGCCTGTTCGGCGGCACCGACCGGCACGGGAACGAGACCCCCGGCCCCGGCACCGTCGGCTGGGGCAGCTACATCGGTGCCACCATCGCGTCCGCCATCCCTACCGTAGTGCTGGCGGTGATCCCCGGCACGGTGATCGGCAGCGCGGTCGGCGGCATGGCGGCCACCGGCACCCTGTTCGGCGCCATCCAGTCCGGCGAAGCCTACAACGCCTTCGTCGACGCGCTGGATAAGGCGGCCCCGCAGCAGCTCGAGCAGTCGGAGGTGTATCGCGAGCTGATCGGCCGCGGAATGTCCGACACCGACGCCCGCAAGGAGATGCTGAAGACGATCACCCCCGGCCTGGCCGCGATGCAGTTCGGCATCGGCGCCGCCACCGGCGTCGGCTATGCGCACATGCTCGGCAAGGGGCTGGCCGGCTCCGCGCTGAGCCGCATGGGTGTCGGTGCGGCCGAGGGTGCGGCGCTGGGTGCGCTGCAGGGCGCCGGCGGCAACCTGGCCTCGCAGCGCGCGGAGATCCAGGCCGGCATCCTGGGCGACTACAACCTTGGCGACGCCGCGGCGACCGGCGCCGCCGGGGCGCTGGGCGGCATCATCCTGGGCGGCGGTGCGGGGGCGATCGCTGGCCGGCGACGCGGCAGCGCGCTCAACGTGCCGGCGGACCAGGCCGCCGCGCTGTCCGAGGCGGGACCGATCGCGCCGCCGCGCGCGCCCGTGCAGGGCGAGATGTTCCTACCGCACGAGATGGGCGCCGGCCCGCGCCCGGGCGAGGCGGCCGGGATGCCGACGCAGCAGCCCGACCTGTTCGGCGGCCCGACGGTGCAGGTCACCGAGCGCGCGCCTGCGTTCGAGCACCAGGGCGTGCGGATGACCGGCGACCCGTCGACCGCGCCGATGCCGCCCCCGCAGCGCGAGATGCTCCCCGGCGCCCCCGAGCAGCGCGTGCCGGCGCCGCCCGACGCCGTGCCGCCGGAGATGCGCCAGCCGCCCCCGGAGGTTCCTGGCCAGCTCGACCTGCCGCTGCAGCCGCGCGAGCAGGCCGTCTGGGCAAGCAAAGAGCACGACTACCCGGTGTCAGTCCTTCCTGACGCACCCCTCAACGGCCCTGACGGACGCCAATACCAGAAGGTCCTTTACGGCGGCCAGGAAACCTACGTCCCGGTTGATGAGCTGCGCCGGGGCGGCACGCCTGCTGCCGCACACCCGGTCGCGGCTGAGCCTCCCCCCACGCCCGCCCGTGCGCCGCGCAAGCGTGCGACCCAGGGCGAACCGACCGCGGCGCAACCGCAGGAGCAGGGTGTCTCTCCCACGCCTGCCGCCCCTGCCGCGCCTGCGGCCCCTGCTCCGGCGACCCGGCGGCCCTCGGTGGCGCCGGAGCAGGGTGCT